CACTGGTGAACCTCCCAATTCATATACTCTATCTCCAAATGTCGTCATTTTTAACTCCTTCTTTGCTTCATACCTTTCGGAACAGTTTTAATCGGATAAACCATGAAGCACTTTATGGTCTGTGGGGGTCAACCCGATTGCGACCCCCGCAAACCGTTAATGTGAAGAGAAGTAAGCCTTAAACGGCCCGTTATTTTAGTCTCGTTGTTTCATCATGAGTTTTACCCCAAAATGAAAGCAACCTCTATATAATTCCCCTCTTCAATGTCAATTAACTAACTGCGTGTCCATAAATCCATCTCCAATCAGAGAAACCAAATGAATATCTCTGATATGCAGCAAAACTAGCAATTAGAGTATCAAAATCTTTATCCTTAAAGAATTCAACAGGAACTCTGTTAAACCACTGTAAGAACATCTTCATCATTCTGGAATCAATTAAGAACCAGTTATTAGAATCAGATAGATAATCCCAAACTGCAAGTTTATATTTGCCTTCATGGAAATTAGCATTGTTATCTGCCGTATCAACAGCACCCTTAGAAGCTATGATTTCCCACGCAGTTTCTTCAAGATTTCTAGGAGCTAAAATCATGTCTGGATTACAGCCAATCAAATCTCCCCTATCATTCTTATACTGAGTCATGAGAATTCTAGTAGCTTCAACAGCTGTAGCTGATAAAGCAGTTGTTCCAGCATTAGTCTGAGTATCAGTGCTAGCTTCAGTAGTATGACCAGACGCACAAAGGGAAATACCCTCTGAGTTGTTTAATACAGTGGTTCCTGCGACAGTTATAACGCCACTGCCTGTAAAAGCACTGTTAAACGGACTAGCTGCATACTTTTCTTCTGTTCTAGCGGCTGATAATGCTAAACCAGCTGGTTTTCTATTCATGATGTTATAAAGGTCATCATCATATAGCTTACGACCAACCTTGAATCCTTTTGCGAATTCAACATGGGTGTAAGTTACGTCATAACCCTGATGAACGTCATCATAAGAGATAGTACCACTAAATGGTTGCATATCCCCAAAAGCACCAACAGAACTATCCTTTACATCGCTAGAAGCAGGTGCTTCTTGAACGTTATAAAGAGTATTCTTCATCTTTGGAGCTTCTTCATACTGATCATTGAATATTTTTGTGAATCCTGGAGTAATCAAGTCTCCAAAATTTTCAGATATTGCGGGCATTTTAATTACCTCCTAGTTGTTGTTATTCTTGACTACCAAACGCATGGTCTTTCATTACTAACTCACTATAAAGCTTTGCACCACTGCCTAATGTAGAACTACCAGCAGGAGATACATAAGAAAGTAATGGAACCATAGGGCCTGTAGTTGATTTTGCATAACTATTGATAACTCTAAGATTAGTTCCACCTTCAGGAGCATCAAGAGTTTTATCAGAAGTTAAGCCAGTTGCTTCTGCGTTTAAATTACAAGGTTGTGCAAACGCTGGGTTTGCAAAGATGTAATTATCAGAAGTTGTAGGTGTTGAAGGTAATGCTGGGATACCAAAATCATCCGTATCATTACCAGTAATCATTCTTAGCTGTCCGTCAAGGCCAGCTGTAGCGCAATTGGTGAATAACACCCAATAACCATCAAGCCCATCAGCTCCGATGGTAGAAAGGGTTTCTTTAATAAGAACTGTCGTAGAAGAACTCTCTACGGCAATATCATCACCAGTTGAGCCATCAACCTGTGCCATATATACAGCAAAAGGGTTAATGATAGTTTTACCTAAATAAACACCAGATGTATCGTCTACTGTTCTATCTGGAGCAGAAGCGGCATAGGTAGATTCAGTAAGAATACCTACAGCGTTTACGGCTGAGTTAGCAGCAGTAGAACTATAGGCGGTAACTAGAGAAATACCACCATCGGCAGATACGTTAGATGATGTTCCCATCATTAACATTTCGCCATTAGCTAATAATGCTCCATCGTAAACTGCACAATCTCTAACAATAGGCTCTGCACCTGTTAAATCAAAACTCCATCTCATCGTTGTCTCCTTCTCTGGGATTGCCCAGACTTCTATTTAAGTAGGATTACCTACTTAATAGGTTTATGTTTATAACGATTTACAATGTCAGCAAACCGTCTTTTTTTATAAGGTGAATACGGATGTTGTGCCAAAAAATCAACATTATTAGAAAAATCATATTGAATACATTGACCGCAGTCTTTACATTGATAGCGTATTCTAGTTGGTCCTATTTTTTCAACAAACCTCCAGCGAGACTTCTTTAAACCCTTAGTGTTGCAAAATGGGCATTCAAGTTCTCCTCTAAAAGCTCCTTTGTTAATGTTGTTTTTCCCTGAACCAAATATTGGTTTGTTTGGTACTATAATTTCCATATCACTTGATCACACTTATCTGCTTTGCTTCAGCATATTCTTCAGGGGTTAAATGTTGCATCTTAGCCACATGAAGTTCTTTTGGAGTAAGCTTTGCTGCTAATTGAGCTATACTGCCTTTTGGAAGAGGACTTACAGTTGTTTTACCAATGTGGCCGTTGCTAACTACTCTACCAGCTTCATCTGTTCTGCCACGTTTGTAATCAATTCCAAGTTCCTTCTCTACCATTGCAGCTGCAAGCTCTGGCCCGTTTTCCATAGCTGCTAATTGAGGATTTCTTATCCCGATATCTACATACGCTTTAACAAATGGATCATTAAAGTCATAAGTTCCATCATCGTTGAGACAATTTGGATGATTCTTTATAACCCTTTGCTCTGATTCAGTATATTTGCTCTGCCTTGCTTCTTGTGCAATAGTCTGCCTAACAATTTCCTGAATCTTAGTTGGGTTAGTAACTTCTTCATCTTCCGAATCATCTACTTCGGGCTTTGGTTGTTCTACAACCTTTGCTTCTGCCCTCTTCATCCTCGCATACATTCTATCTATACGAGCTTGTATGGGGTCTTTTTTATTTGGTGTCTGCTCACCAGCAGGCGTTTCTTCAGCTCCTACAGCTGGAGTCTCTACACTATGTGTTTCTACACTTGGTGTCTCGACAGCAGGTGTTACTACATTTTCTTTTTCTTTTGCCGCAGGATTTTCTGGAGTAACGACAGTTTTGTTCTCGTCTCCCATTTTGCTTCTCCTTCTGTTTTATTTTCAATAACGCCCAGAATGGCGTTAGCATCGAGCTTTTCTTCCATTAGCTCTTTAACGAGTTGCTCGGTGGCCTCGATAGAGAGTCTCAGTCCTTCAACGATACCTGCTTTAGCGGTTGCTTCAACGTTGTTTCCTTGCATAGATTCATTTACGCAATCGCTTTTAAGCCGTTCGATAAGGAGGTTTGTTTTATATTTGACGACCAAATAAGCTTCTGACCGAATATATTCTGATACTTTTTCTGCTAATTTTTCATTATAATTCATATTAGCCTATCATTCCTGGTTGAGGGCCACCTGGTTGGGCTCCCTGTGGTAATTGACCCAATTCTGCACCTACAGGAACTTGTGTCTGACCCATCTTATTTCCAACTGGAGGTTTTCCAAGATAAGCTTCTACATCAACCTTACCTATACTCTTAACAAAGTCAGCTGCAATTCTATACCCTCTGGGCTCTTGTGCTAACGTCATTAGGGTGGGATACATTTCAACCATTGCTGCATTTGCTTGTCTTTCCATACCCATATTGCCACTTGTAGTGTCTAAGGTCATATAACAATCGTAACCTCCAGCAATTGCTTCTGGAGTTAAACCATCTTTAAATACTGGCTTAGATTCTGCACCTAAAATATCTTTAGCAAATCCAGATGGCATCCACATCTGATATGTCTGTAAAACCTTAGTAAGTAAATCGGCTACCATATCCTGAGCTCTCATACCTAATACTGTATATGCTTGCTCACCTTGATTTATAATAGCCATAGTTCCTGTAGCAGTAGCCCTAGACTTAACAACATCACTTTCTCGGCCCATTTGATAGGCAGAAGTAGTTGTAAGTTTTTCTATGGCTTCTATGATGATTCTTTCCTCTTGAAATGAGGCTATAGGATTAAACTGAAGGTTTATAACGTTTACATCTTTAATATTATCAACAGGAATCATTACTCCTGGGCCTATTTGTATTTTAGATGGTTGTAAAGCACTTCCAGCTCTATAAAAGCCGAAAGGAGCTATACTTACGCTACCAGCATCAATTCTCTGATTATGGATAGCATCTAATTCTTTAGCTAGGCCACGCATTAGTTCTGGTAAGCTTATTCCGTAAGGGCTTCCAGTTCTTTTCATAAATTGTTTTATTGTCCAAGGCCTCTTGCCTATTCTTGATACAGCACTTAAAGGTTTTCCTGATAAAAATGCACCAGACTCATAACCTATAGTAAAGACGCTTTCTTTCATTGTGCCATTGATTCTCCACTTACAATAAAACTCTATAAGTCTTATAGGAAGAGAATTTCTTCCAGCTACAACAGCAGGATCAACGCCAGCTGTTCCCTCTATTTTCTTCTTTTTCATAGCTAAAGATTCGCCAACTCGTTCATCTACCTTGGGAATAAGTCTTCCCTTTAGGTCGTCTCCAACAAAAATATTTCTATCAATAAGGTCTTCTACATCCATTAATTTATTATATATATTCTGTCCTATAAATTCTGATTTGTCAACCCCTTCCCAGAGGCTTGGTAAGTATACATCATCAATAGAAACGTTATCTATGGCAACTTTTTCATGAGCAATGTCTCTATATTCAAGCTTTCCATCTACTATATCTGCTACTGTTCTATATATTGTTTCCCATCTAGTCTTTAAAGCTACAGTTCCATTGGTAACAAAATCCCATAAAGAATCATCTATAAGGTTCTGCATATCAAGCTCTTGCCTAGTAACCCACTTCATTAATTTGCTTATATTTTCAGTATTTTCAACATCATTCTTTTCGGCAGGTTTCCAATGGACATTATTTTCATTCCATACAGCAGGAAATAGTTTTGCGTGCATTATTTTGCAATGGGTAGGAACTGCTCCAGTAGAAATATTAGAACAATTTGCCCAAGGAACATTTTTAGCTGCTCTAACTTGATTTAAGAGGTCTAAGCACTCAGTTCTTGTAGCCATCATAGCAGAACGGCCATCTTCACAATTTTCAATACTAGCTTTTATATAAGATACAATAGAACGTTTTTCTTCTTCGGATAAATTATATTGAACGGACTTATTAAATTTTTGTTCTGCTTCTAATGCCTCTTCTGCACTCTGATCAGTTCTTATCTCATCAATGGTTTCCTCTGCATTTATGTCTTCAGGAACAGGCATTTGTGGTGCTTGAGGTGGCATTGGACCTGGTTGTTGAGGCTGACCCATCTGCATTGGGTTCATTCCTTGGGGTGCTTGAGGGATTGGACTCATTCTACTGTCTCCAAATATTTATTAAGATTAACTTCTCTATCTTGCATCACTTTCCTTCCACTCTTTCCATGCGAACCTCCAGCAGAAGCAGGAATCTTACTTATATTGCCATCATATTTCTTATACCAACCTGGCCTATAACTCCATAAAGCAGCTTCTTGTTCTGTTGGAATCTTAAAGGTGGTCATTAAATCATCTATATAAGCTCTAGCAACCTCGTCATACACTTCAGGATCGTCTGAGAGCCCCTCAAAATCTATATCCTTATCAATGAGTCCTCGCTTCTTTAAATCCTTAAATGTGCCAGGCTCAAGCTGTAACCAATCGCCTGTAATATCGTTAGATGTCTCTGTTGATGCAAACATTCCTTTAAGTTGGTCCGAGACCAATGGTTCTACATCTATCTCTTCCCCTAATAATTCTGGAGTAAGCCCAGGAACTTCTCCTTGAGTTGGTTGGGCCGAAGGCACTCCAGTTGCTCCTTCTTGTAACATGGAACTTTGTGGAGCCTGGCCTTGGCCACCTAATAATTGTCCTAGTAATCCTGCTAAGTCCGCCATTTTATAATAGTCCTTTCAACGTCTTTTCGTGCTACACCTAATAAATCTGCTATATCAGAACAAGAATAATTTTCTTTTCTTAATTTCTTTATATTATCGTACATTGAATGGTCTAAATTTCTTTCAACATTCTCTTTTTTTCTCATTTTGAAGTTCCATATACATCATAGTTAGGTCTGTAAACTTCTGGCGGCTCAAATCTTAAATCGCCCATCAATAAATATCTAATACAATCTGGAAAATGCTTGTGTAAGTCTTTTGGCTTCTCTTTGGGGTCTTTCTCCATAGAAGTCTTATTTGTCCAATCATCCCAGATAAAATGTGTTAATCCATGTATAGTCCTTACGCAACTGTCAAATATATATAATTTAGGTCTATTTGTTAAACTTATTGGCTTTGCCGTATCGTATTGTAAGTGTTCGTCTATCTTCATTCTTCCCGCAGGGCCGTCATCGTTAGCTAGTATCGTTCTTATGCCATGTTTCTCGAATGTTTCTTGTATTGTCTCGCCAGTTATAATTTCTAAGTGCTTTCTACCGTAATTAGGATCAATATATCTAGCTAAAGGGTAATAATTGTTGTTTCTCTCTTTTTTAGCAAACTCTAAGGCCAAATGTGGTATAGTTTCGGCTAATTCAATCTCATCTACAATAAAAACGTCTCCAAACTTATCTATCTTAGCCCATATAGCACAAGTTGGTGTCCTATCGTGTGGGTCCATAGCAAAATATACTGGCCCTTGTATTTCACGCTTAGGAATAACATGAACGTTCTGGTCAAACCTTTTATGAACTAACCCTTGTAAATGTAGGAACTTACCATGTATTCTAGCTTCTCTTTCGTCAGGTGTTAAGTCTTTTTCGTAAGCAGCTATATCTTCTTCTTTTAAATGAGGATTATCTCTCATATCTACAGTAACAGAGAAAACCCCTTCTTTTAAGAATAATTCATCGTAAATCCAAGGTTCTTTTAGCGGTGTCATAGTCATAATAACTATTCCTCCGTTATCTACTAGCCCTCTTCTGCAAGCAACATATTTATCTCTAGGAGGTGGTTCATCAAACCAAACAATATGGCCGTTCCAACCTTCAAATAGATCAACGTGCTGTTCGTAGGACATAATATCAAAAGAATTACCATTAGGAAGAACATAACTAACAACTACTCCCATAGGGTTCCTATGAACCTTAACGCTTATTCCTTTTAACCAACGATTAAGCTCAGGAGTAATAACTTCCTTAACTGAATAAGAGAAGTCCTTCGCTACGATTCTACCTTTAACCTTACCTTCAAACCTACGGCCTGTCCACCAATCAGGATAATTACCTGTCATGTGATAACAGAACTCGGCTGAACCTGCGAATGTTTTTCCACTTCTGTTTCCTCCGCATATCAATCTTACGAGGGATTTAGCCATGTGAAAGAGCTGTTGTTTATGATGAGGGTCGTAGAAGTCTAAGGCATGATTAGTCTTATATTCTTCTACAAACTTAACCTCATCCTCTGTCAAAATATCTAAATTCTTAGCTATAACACTAAAATCTATATTAACTGGTTTCATGTTTAGCTCGAGATTTATTTTTTTTAGCCTTTGCCGATGCCATTCTCGTACCCTTTCCTAGGATTTCCCCTGCTCCGATTCTTCCAATGGCCCATTTCCTTCATCTTTGCTTTGATCACCTGGAAGCTCTTCTTCCTTGGGGTCAACGTCTCCAATTCCTTCTCCAACTCCTCTATCCTCATCTTCTTTTCCTTCCTCTTTTACTTCTACTAAGTCTAAATCAAGATAACTGCCGCATACAGGGCAATAATTCATAATCTTCTTCAATTCTGCTGGCTCTATAACATCTGCTTGCCTTTTACTCTTGTAACTAAGCCTAACAACCATATCCTCTTTGCCTCCAACTGCAACTGAATGGCCGTCTTCCATCATATATCTATATTTCTTGCAACAATCTTTCATATCCTTATCCTTTCCTTTCTTGGTTATTATTCCTCAACTAATTCATAAGTTTCTTTAAATATATCTGGCTTGCAGGGATAAACTTCGCCCTTTACTCCTTGAATAATATAATCCCCTACCCTTGCTTCCATAGTTCCTTCTAATGTTGGGATAAACGCAGAGCCAGTTTCTACATTTATCTTAACCTTTAACTCTCTCCACCATTCAGGAACTTCATCTGTTTGATATTTAAACGCCTCAATAACAACTGGTTTCTTTCTATATTTAGCCATTCTATCCTCTCCTTTAATTCCTACGCATAATAAACGCAACTAACTCATGTATTATCATACTCAGGGTAATTGCTAGCTTGATCGCCCACATATCCCCTTTCCATACAAATAACAATAAAGCCGCCAACAAAATGCCTCTAATTACGTAGAACATATCGTCTATCCTTTCATAGTAAACAATATCAATGATTTTATAAAAACTCTTCTTGAGTGAGACTTATTATACTTAGTGCCCCGTACCTCTGTGGGGGGGGTATACCCTACCTGTCTGTCAGTCTATGTTATGTATTATCCTTAACTGTTATTATATGCCTACACACACTCTTGTTATTACTATTAACTTAATGTTCACAAGCTAACAACAATAATGTATCAGTAAACTGATATGAATATATAAATTGTTTATAGCTATATATAATTACTGGTATGTAATGTATACCTAG